ATTATTACGTAGATACTGATCATGATCGTATTTACAGAATTGATGGTGAAAAATCAACAAGATACTTTAAAAAAGGGTTCGCTTCTGTCAAAGTTGTATATACTGCTGGATATTCCGCAGTACCAACGGATCTTAAGTTAGCGGTCTTCGACCTCGTAACTTATTACTTAAAAGAAGAACACAAAACACAACGTTCAATCGCTGGAACCACCCTACGTAATGAAGGTAGTACTTCAATCAGAAATGATATAGGATTTCCAGATCACATCAAAAGAGTACTAGACCTTTATAAAATTATAGATATAATTTAATGTCTTTACGTGCTCTAAATGACTTCAGCGGTATAATAGCAAAGCTGCTAGATGATAAAATCGTTGATCAACTTCAAAACGCCTCTTTAATAACTTTAACTATTACTAAAATAGGTGTAGCCGCTGCCATGCATAGAACTCTAACGAGTCAGGGAGCTAATATAAGAGGAGATATACCAACTATTAAGCAAATTGAAAGGGCAGTAGCGAAAGAAAGTAGTTTTATAAAGGCTGAGTGTACTAAAATTGCAGGAGCTACAAATACTTCAGGAGATATTGGGAAGGAACTTAAGTTAGTTCTTTGGGCGGGTTCTCAATCTACTAATTCGCAGTACAAAACTTACCAAGATGTAGCTACTCAAGTTGTCCCTAAATTAAAAGAAATATTTTATGAGGTACTAAAGAATACTTTTGGACCTGGAGGTACACATAAATCTTTTGGAGGCGGGTCAAAAACTGCCGCAGGTAGACGACGGTTAAATATGGATTCCTTTGCTACCGATAGAGACTCAACTATAAAGGCAGGTAAGGCTTCTTGGAGATCAGAGTTTAGTTTATCCCATAAACCAGGAAGTACAAGAGCTCAGCAGGGAGCTGTATCTTTAGGGGACCAAGCAAAAAATAGAAAAGCAGATGCAGAAACCAATGCAGAATTTGCTATACCAGATTCTGAAGCGAAATTTCGAGCTCTAGGGGCGGCTGATTTTTACGAAGCAGTAGAAAATAAGTTTACAAATTTTATTTCTCCTTCTATGAAAGCAAAGATAAATCAAAACTTAGTAACTGTAGTTTTAGAAGATGGATCAAGTACAGAACTTCATGGGTTAACAGAAATAGAATTTGAATTTGATGATAGGGAATGGCAGGCAACTGTTAATGCTAAATTTGATAAACCAAGATTAATAAGAACGATTCATAAAGTATTACTGAATGAAAGGGACAAACTAGTTAAAAAGCTACAGTCAAATCCAAAATTTACAAAAGATGTTTGGAGGTTGAAAGGAAGTCCTAGTAGAAAGGAAGTATATGAATCTGCTATAGGAAGACAGGTAGTAGGTGCTTTAACTAAAGGCAATAAAAATGTTAAAACTACAAAAAAAGCTAAGCCAGTTAATGCAAAAGGAGGAAAGGGTAACCTTAAAAATAATAAAAAGCCAAAAAGGGGTACAACTAAGAAAACAGCTAATCTATCACCAGGCCTAGTAGCTGATAAAGCTGCTAGAGGTAAACAAAGACGCCCTAGAAATAAGACCTCGATGAATCCAATAGGACTACAACAGTTATTAAATAAAGCGCTACCCGAAGAAGTAATGAAGAATATGGGACCCTACCCTCGTAGATTAGAAAATAGAACTGGTAGGTTTGCACAAAGTGCACAAGTTACACAAGTCGTACCAATGCCTAACTCGGTAGAAATAAGATACGATTATATGCAAAATCCTTACTCAGTATTTGAACCAGAATCAGGAAGCCCCTTAGCAAGCCCAGGAAGAGACCCTAGAAAAATAATTGGGGGAACAATAAGAGAATTAGCTCAATCAATAATGGGCACAAAATATGGTCTAGTAAGGACTAAGAGAGTATAATGACAAGAAGTATATCAACAAGACGATCACAAATTTTAGACGCGTTAGTTACTAACTTTAAGAATATTGACGGCACAGGAGATTATAGAACTGATCTCGCTGATCAAGTATTCCCAACAATGAAGTTTTGGGACGAAATTAGTACTTACCCTACAGTACACCTATCTGCAGGAACAGAAACAAGAGAATATTACGGTGGAAATAATAGGTGGAGATTTTTAACAATTACAATTCGAGCATATGTAAATCAAGAGGACCCAGTTGAGGCACTTTGTTTACTACTCGAAGATATAGAATACGTACTGGATAACAATTTAACTATTGCTTATTCAGATTCATACGGAAGCGCTAGTACCGCACAGCAAACCATCATTAGTATTGATACTGATGAAGGAGTGTTAGCACCTCTCGGTATTGGTGAAATGATAATAGAGGTGCGATATTAGAAAACGGGATGTTGAAGCAAAAGCGTAAATATTCCCCTTTTCAAGCCAAAAATAGGAGACTATAATGGCAACAAAACTATATTTTAGCAGAGATACGAAAGTATACGCACATGTACCTATGGCAGCGAAAGCTACCCCAAATATGTATTTTGAGCTACCCGTTTTAGACGGATTTTCGTTTTCTCAAAGCGCAAATACTAGTGAAATTATGTTAAATGAAGCACAGAGTACTTCAGGAGCAAGTAGAAGAGGTAGATCAATGTTTACTGATTCTTTTGCACCAGTTGAGTGGAGTTTCTCCACTTATATGATGCCTTATACTTCTACAGGTACCACTGTTGGTACGTTAGGAGTAGGAGGAGATACTGATGGAGATCATCATGAAGTATCAGAAGCACTATGGGCTATGTTTTTTGGACAAACTGTAACGGCAGGATTAACTTCAACTACAAGTAGTTTAAGTATCCTTCAAACAGGAGCTAATAAAGCTACTGTAGGTGTATTTGACCTATATTTTGTACTTGGAGCATCAGCAACTACTGATAGAAGTTACTCAACCGGAGCTGGAACAACTGATCAAATGATTTATAAAATCGAAGGTTGTTCAGTAGGAGAAGCCTCATTTGATTTTGATTTAGATGGGATTGCTACTGTAAATTGGTCTGGAAACGGAAAATTAATTACAGAACAAGCAACTCTTAATAGACAAGGTCAAACAGACACTATTTACGAAGGTGTAACTACTACTAATGGGTTTATAAGAAACAGAGTATCCGATGTAACAATCGTAGGAGACTCAACAGTTGGTGGAGGAAGTGCTCAAACTTATCTTACTACTTTAACAGGTGGTAACATTACTATGAGTAATAACCTTACATACTTAACTCCAGAAACTCTTGGAGTAGTTAATAAACCATTGGGACATGTCGCAGGAACTAAATCAATTGGAGGAAACTTCACTTGTTACTTAGATAATGCAGGCGTTACGAGTGTAGAACTATATGAAGATCTTGTAGAAGTATCTCAAGATATTCAAAACGTTTTTGATTTAACTTTTGATATTGGAGCAGGTGTAGGAGTTACACCAGTTGTACCGCATTGTAAAATACAAATGCAACAATGTCATTTAGAAATACCGACTCATTCAATTGAAGAAGTAATTTCAATGGAAACTAATTTCCATGCGTTACCAACTACTTTTGATGCATTAGATGAAATAAAAGCTGATGCATTTCTATTCGTAGGAGTAGACGCTTAACATATAACTAGGCTGTTAGGGCGGTACGCCGCCCTAGCATTTTTTAACAACAACAATAGGAACAAACCAGCATGAACGAACAAACCAGCATGAACGAACAAACACAAACAGCACCCGTATCATTAGCAACACTAATGACCCCTAGTAAAACAATTACTTTAGACTTTCAAGATATGGAAGGATTTGTAGTTGAACTTACTTACTTAGCACGAGAAGAATTAATGAAACTTCGCGCCAAGTGTCTAAAGCAAAAGTTTAATAAGAAAACTAGAGCTTTTGAAGAAACACTTGATGAAGATACTTTTTTAATAGAGTATGTAAAAGCAGTAATAAAAAGTTGGAGCGGTTTAAAATACAAATACTTACAAGAAATACTTCTTGTAGATATCGGTGATTTAGACAAAGAAGATGAATTACTTTTTACACAAGAAAACGCACAGCTTTTAATGAAAAATTCTCCAGACTTTGATACTTGGGTAACCGAATCAGTAGGTGAACTTGAAAATTTTACCAACAACAAGTAGAGAGAATAGTTACTCTACTTGAAGAAAGAGACAAACCTCAACAATTTAAAAGTTGGGAAGAATATACCAAAGTAATGGAAAGAATGGGTAAAGAAATTAACCCAGATAAATTACCTATAAAAGATGAGGCTTTCCCATTAGAAGTACAAGAAGCTTTAGCTATGCACGCATTATTACCCGACAAATGGGACGGTACTAGTGGTAGCTACATGGGAAAAGATTGGAGCGCCCTATCAGTTCTACTAAATTCTTATGGTATTGAAGATAAAAGGACTGTCATATATTTCTTAAGAGTTATAGATAACTTTAAGCAAATCTCACTAAATGAACGTCTGGCAAAAGATAGAAAAGCAGAGGAGGCTAAACGTAAAGCCCCAGTAGGAAGTTATCCTAAGAGCAAAAAATAATGGCAAAAAATGAAGTAAAAATCGGCGTTAAAGTTGATGATGATGGCAGTTTAAAAGAAACTGGCCAAAAAGCAAAAAAGACTGGAAAAGACTTAGAGAAAGCAGGAAAGGGAGCCCATTCAGTCGATAGAAGATTGAAAGGGGCGGCTCGAGCTTCTTCTAATTCTACTAAAAACTTCTCTAAGATGTCTCAAGGGATATCTGGGGGACTTGTTCCTGCCTACGCTACTTTAGCTGCATCTATTTTTGCAGTATCCGCTTTATTTAGAGGACTTGAACAAGCCTGGGATTGGAAAGCTCAGGGTGAAGGGTTACAATTTTTTGCTGAACAGTCAGGTATAGCTATGACAGGTCTTGTGGCTAATATGAGAGTAGCAACAGCTGGTCTTCTTGAATTTAAAGACGCAGCACAATCAGCTCAAATTGGAACTGCTGCGGGTCTTACCCCTGATCAATTAATAGAATTATCACGAGGAGCCCTACTTGCTTCTACAGCACTTGGTCGAGATTTAACTGATTCTTTTAATAGATTAGTTAGAGGTGTTACAAAAGCAGAACCCGAACTTTTAGATGAATTAGGTATTATTTTAAGACTTGATATAGCTACTCGTAGATACGCAGCAGCACACGGCCTTGTTGCAAGTAAACTTACACTTTCACAAAGACGAGCCGCTGTGAGTAATGAAGTAATGCAACAATTAAATGATAATTTTGGAGAGTTTGAAGAAAAAGCAGATGCGCTTTCCAATCCATTCAGTAGGATGCAAACGGCTTTTAGTGACTTAATTAGACAGTTGAGTGATAACTTACTCCCCCCACTAGTTGCAGTATCAGAATTTTTATCTGATAATAGTGAAGCAGCTGCTTTATTATTTGCAGGGTTCGCTATGGGTATATTAAAAAGTGCCTTTCCAGCTTTAAAAACTTTAGGAGCTTCTTTAACCGAATTTGGAGTAAACGCAACGAAAAATGCAGAAACTACTAGAAATGCTTTTAACAAGTCGGCAGAAGCTTTTAAGAAATCTCGTAAAAAAATGATGATATCAGATAAAGTTGCAGGTAAAGAGTTTCAGAAAATCTTGAAAAAGATGGGTGTTCAAGAAAAATTCAATAATATGAAACGAGTCGCAGATCAGAAACGCTCGTTAAAAATGATGTTAAATGCTGAAAAAGGTAAAAATGCAAAAGTTAAAGCGTTAACATCTGGTGAATTAGCTCATGCTAGAATGGTATATGAAGCAATGGTTGTTGCTCATCAGAGATCAATGGGAAGAATAGCTGCAGCCGCTAATATGGCTGGAGCAGGAATAACCGCAGGTATTACATTGCCCGCAATTTTAGCTACAGGAGCTTTATCAGGACTAGGAGCAGTTATTACTAAAATGGCACCTGCGCTTACAGCTCTTGGATCAATAGCCATGGCAGCATTTAGTGTTGCAACATTGGTATTTATTATCAAATTTCTTAAAGATATGTGGACAACTACTAAAAAGCAAAGAGATGAAGCTCGTAAAGCAGGAAAAGAATGGGACGCAATAAAAATAACATTAGAACAAATACAAAAAATTCAACAAGAAACTTTAGTAAAAACTACTGGAACAGAGTACAGCATCAGAAAGTCTATAAATAAAGAACTCGTTAAACAATATAATTTAATGATGGGTTTACTAAAACAAAAAGACCTCTTAAATGCATTTGAAGAGAATGATAGAGGTAAGCTATCGAAATGGTTTGTGTCAAATACAATGGGAGTATCGCAGGTCGATCCAGAGGGTTTGAAGAAACTCTTAAAGGATATGATTATAGATATGAAGCTCGTAAAGCTGGGAAGGAAGGATGCCGGTATAAGTGATCCTGTAGTCCGTGAGAAAGTGATGGATAGAATGAGGAATAAAGCAGTGGAGGCGATAATGGAATTAGCGAACGATCCAGAAGGAGCTGATGATTTATTAGCATTATTTAGACAGTATGCCCCGGAGATGATGCGAAATAAAGAGGCTACACTTGAGTGGGCTAAAGCTCTTGGGTTATTGCAAAAGTCTTTTAAAGAGGATGGTAAAGGAGTTACTGACTTTGTTGAAGCTCTTAAGAATTACGAAGAAAACATGGATAGGTTTCTTGAGAAGTATAAGCCGGGCAGGACAGATGTAGCTTTATTAGCATTAAACAGTATGTTAGAAGGGAGTATGCAAGCACAAGCAGGTCATCCTTATGCGGAATTAGCAGGTACGAAGACAGAACGTCAACTAGGCTTAAAAAGTGACCCACTAGATACTGTAGAAGAGGGCTTTGACCAAAAATACACTAAAAAAGATGCAGAAGAAAGACTAAGACGTGCAATAATGTTATTCAAAGTCAATCAAAAATCACAACAAACTTTAAAAAGAAGAGTAGGGTGGTTTAAAAGCCTAGAGCAAATTTCCAAGAGATTAAACGATAGTCATAGTAAATATGAAGCAATGTCTTATAAAATAAGTGGAATAGAAGAACAAAGAAAATCTTTGTGGCTAGACATTGCCACTAATCAAACAATACTAGCAGGTGTTGCAGGCGATACAGCCAAAGCACAGGCTGCAGAAGAACTAGAAGCTCAACTGTTAAAGCTAGACACTTTAAATCTACAATTAGATAATCTAAGTGAACAAAGTAATGTAATGAATAGATTAAGAGATACTACAATAGAAGCATTTGATTCAGCAGGACAAAAAAGTCTTGCAGATATAATTATGGGTAAAGAAGGTAGTTTTAAAGATGCTTTAAAAATTATAGCTGAATCCACTTTACAAGCAGGAGCAAATGTTATGGCAGAGCATTTGATGGCACCAATTACTGGAGCATTTAAAACTTTATTTGGAGTAAAAACTCCCGAAGATAAACAAAAACAAATAATGAAGAATCATGTTGACGGAATGGAAAAAGTTCTTAAAGCCCATATTCAAGCTATGGGGGGAAACTGGGAAGGTAAAATAATAGGTAAAGACGGAGATGGGAAGGATATACTTACACCAGGTATTAAAGAGCTTTTTGAAGGCGACGGCGGGCTAATGGATATATTCAAGAGTATGTTTAATAAAGGTGGTGGAGATACAAATTGGTTAAGTACACTATTTGGAATGTTTGGAGCCGCGAATGGTGGCTTAATAAGAAAATATGGTAACGGTACAGGCCCTGGAGGAGCAAAAGTAGTTCCAGGTAGAGGTACAAAAGATACCGTTCCAGCATTACTAACTCCAGGAGAGCTTGTTATACCAAAAGGAAAGAGAGTAGGGGGTAGTTATAATACTACAATTAATGTAAATATGGAAGGTGCTTCAGACGTTACTACAGATGATGATACTGGAGAAGCTTTAGGTATGGCAATACAAATGGCAGTAACAGAAGAGATAGCCAATCAACAAAGACCAGGTGGACTATTAAGTCCGTTCGGAGGAGGATAATATGGCAATAGGATTTACAGATTTAACAAGTACAGTTAGAAAACCCGATAAAGGTATGACTAGAACTGGAAAGCCTGTAGTTCATTTAGCAAAATTTGGTGACGGATATGAACAAAGACTTGCAAATGGATTAAATGCTTTAACAGAAACTTTTAGTATAACTTTTAACAACAGAACAAAAGAAGAAATAGATGATATTATAGCATTTTTTGAAAATAAAGCAGGAGTAACTGCTTTTAATTATACTATTCCTGATTCCAATAATAGTGGAGAAACCACTATAAAAGTAGTATGCGATACTTGGAAAAAAACCTTTACATTTGGAGATTATTATTCTGCAACAGCAACTTTTAGAAGGATTTATGAAGCATGAGCGCAATAATAGCAGATGTACAGAAACAGGAACCAGGCTCAGGACTGGTTCATCTCTATGAAATACAGCTAACTTCATCTACAAGTATATATTTTCATACTGGGTTAGAAACAGATTTAACTACTGTTCAATTTCGAGACAAAACTGCTACTAGTACAATTCGTACATATTCAGCACTCCCTATACAAATGCAAGGCTTTAAAAGAGGTACTACAGGAGCAATACCTAGACCTAAAATGACAGTAGCAAATGTACTTACTACTTTTGGGGATTCATTAGGTACTTTAACAAATGATGACTTATTAAGTAACAAAGTAACTAGAAGAACTACTTTAGTAAAATATTTATATGGTCAAGCAAGTGACCAAAATCCTCCTATTGAGTTTCCAAGTGAAATTTGGTACATTGATAGAATATCATCAGAGAACGCAGCTTCAGTAGTTTTTGAACTGGCAGCTTCTCATGATTTAATAGGAATAACTTTACCTGCAAGGCATGGTATGTCTAATGCTTGTTCGTGGATTTATAAAGGAGCAAGTTATGATAAAGATGAAATAGATAGAGTAGGTGCGTGTACTGTAGACGTTCAAGGTAGATTATTTCTAAATGGTACTACTTATAAAAATTGGGTTAATGTAGATGATGAAAGAGTAGTTATAAGTACTACTACTTTTACTGCATATGCAGGAGTAAGTGGTGGAACTACTTTAACTTTGAATGGATATTATTCTACTTCAAAAACAGACGCAATCAGATACAATATAGATGGTAGTCAAACAGGTAGTCAAACTGTAACTGAGTATTGGCAATGTAAAAAAGCAGCAACTAAAACAGCTGCTGGAACTCCAAGTGATAGTAGTGCTTATTTTAACAGAATAAGAATTTATACAACTTGGGCAGACAGCACTACTTATTATAATTATACTGATGATACTTTGAATCCTTATGTACAACATACCGCCGATAGTTTAGTTAAACTATGGAAAACAAAACATACAAACTTAAATAAAACTCCAGGTGAAAATACTTATTGGGAACTAGGAGATGCTTGTAGTAAAACACTTACAGGTTGTGCTATGAGATATAACTCAGAGCCTATTACATCAGGCACAGCAAGTTCAACTATGAAAGCAGAGGCTGTAGATAGATGGTCTCTTCCATATGGGGGGTTTCCTGGTGCTCGACGCTACTCTTAAAGAACAAATATACTCACACTTAGACAGGGAATACCCGAGAGAAGGGTGTGGAGTAATAGTTCTAGAAGAGAGCAAACATAAGTGGTATCCTGTAACGAATATCGCTGAAAGTGATGATGATTTTAAATTTGACCCTATAGAGTATATAAGGATAAATTTAAAATCGAAACCTTTGGCAATCGTTCACAGTCACCCAGATTGTTCATCAGAACCAAGCGAAGTAGATCGGAAAAATTGTAATATCATGAATTTAGATTATTACATTTTTAGTTTACCAAATAAAGAATTAACAATATTAAAACCAAATGAATAGAAAACTTATATTTCAAGGATCAGCAGGAGAGGCTCTCGGAGAAGAGTGGAGTGTTAATGCTCCCTCTATCGCTGACGCTTTTCGTGTTGTTCATGCAAATAAACCTAAAGAATACATGGAGTATTTTAGTCAAGATAATGCACAAGGAGAGTTCTCAGTCAAACTAGCTGGAGAAGCTTTAGATGACGCAGAACTTCTTTTAAATAATCTAAAAGGAGAAGATATTGTAGTAACTCCAGTACCTAAGGGTTCTAAATTAAATGCTATAGAAAAAATAATTATTGCAGTAGTTTTAATAGTTTATGCTTATTGGACTGGAGATTGGGCAACAGCAGCAGATGTAGCAGCAGGAGAAGCAGCCGCAATAGGTACAGGTTTTACCACGATGGGAAGCATAGCAATGACTATGGGTATGAATTTAATGATGGCAGGTATTACAGAATTAATGATGAAAGATCCTAGTAATGATAAAGATGAAGAAGGAGGAATGTTTGGAGGTCCAGCAAGTACGTTAAAACAGGGTCAACCTATACCCCTTGCTTATGGAAAACTTATGGTTTCAGGAACTCCTATAACTTTTGGCTTTGGAGCCTATAAATTAGAAGCTACTAATGACTTAGTATTTGGAAGTGATAATCCAAACGCATGGGATGGTGAGAGATACTTATCTGCAAGTACAGGAAATGAAGGTGGTGGCGATGATAATAGCCATAGTGAAAATGAAGATGGCGACCCAGGGGACTACCATAATGAGATTGCATAGGAAAATAATATGGCGTTAGATAAACAAATAGAAATAGATGTAAAAAGTATAAAATCAGACCCAAATGATAGAATGAATCCTAATAGGGAGCAATCTGCTGTTATATATGATATGCTTTCTGAAGGTCCAATAGAGGGGTTACATAATGGATTAAATAGTATATACTTAAATGGAGTGCCTTTAATAGATGCAGACCAATGGAACATTTACAAACCTAAAAGGTCAAAAAACGGCATAACTTGTACAGGTAGTAGTACAACTATTACAGTACCTTCAGATTTTTCTAGTACATATCATTCTACTGATGATGGAGATAGATATATAAGAATACAAAAAGCATTTGCCACATTAGCAGGAAATAGTTCCAATGCAGGAGTAAGCGGTGCAGCAGGGGCAAGTACTATTACTACTACTGCTTCTTTCTTTACAGAAGCTATGCTTGCAGATACTGTGAATAACGGACTATATTCTAGAATAAGAATAACAGGAGGAGGCCCATCAGGAACAGAGTATGTAGGTAGAATGCTTAATAGAACTACTGATTCAGAAACCACTTCAGCAACAATATCTCCCCCACTCTCTACAACTGTTGCATATAAAACTATATGGTGTGATTATGTTGGTAAAGTAACAGCTTATAACAGCTCTACAACTTTAACAGTTGAGACAGCCCCTGCATTATCAGTTTCAGCGGGAGCTGGTCAACTATCCACTCCTAAAGTTACTTCAGAAACTTTTCAAGACTTTTTAAACTTTAAAAATATTCATCTTAATATTAGAACGGGAACTCAACATCAAGGAGCAATTCCTAGATGGGGGGCAACTGGAACTCCTAGTGCTTCTTTTGCAATAACACCAAATGAAGCTATAAAACAATATAATGGTTGGCAAGACCTTAGTAATATACCAGATGATTATAATGATACAGAACTAAATAGTCAATATGACCCCTCAGAGGGTCAAGCAGCCGAAACGACTATACTTGCTGGATCAGGTAGTGGTGCAGCATTAGGACTTACTAATGCTTCAGAAATAGATACTGTAAAAGTAACTATGAAGTTTCCACAGGGAATGTCAGGACAAAAAATACAAAGTGATAGTGCAGGTGAAAAAACGTGGGGGCATGCAGAATTTCAAATGTATTTCAAGTATAGCAGAGATGGTACTAATTTTAATACAGTACAAATTGTTGGTCCCACAGATAATGAGATAAATACTAGAGGAACAAGTGATGCTGTACTCATAGCCAATTCTGGTATGCAAAAAGCACATCATGCATGGGGACCTGTTAATTTTAATACTCCAGATCTAAAAACTCCAAATAATGGGTATATAAATACTTATAGTAAATCTGCTTTTTTTGAGGAATGGATAATTCCAATTGAAAAGTATAAACCTTTTACTGATTGGAAAATTATAATAAGAAAAGTAACAGCAGATAATCCTTTAGCTCAAGATGGAGATTGGCAGTTTCAAAATGATTCAATATTATATGCCGTAGAAGCTCAAATTCATGAGTGGTTGCATTATCCTAATTCAGCAATAGCTGCGCTAGCTCTAAATGCTTCGGATTTTACAGCAACTTCACTGCCTAAAAGAGCCTATGAGATTAAAGGAATTAAATGTCAAGTTCCTACTAATTATCATGGAAGATATGAATTAACTTCAACTTCTGATGCTTCTTATACCAGAAATATTAGTACAGGAGCTAACGCAGGAAGTTATCAAAATTGGGACGGTAATATGAGAGGAGATGTTTCTACTTTTGATAGCTCAAGTGTAAATTATGCTAAAGTATGGACAGATAATCCTGCTTGGGTATTTTATGATTTATGTACTAATAAAAGA